ATTTGTAACATTACGCACAAAGCAATAGCTTGTCGCCGCATGGCCAAGAACCGGGCCAGTCCGTCCTCTCCGTCGCCGTGCTGCTGGGCGCGTTGGCGGCAGGTCGCGGGCGCTTCGGCGTCGAGCGTGAGCAGGCCCGACGGGAGGTAACGTCGTCGTCGCCGGGGTCTGACCGCGTCCTGACGCTGCGGCCGATCCCGGGGGTGCGGTGCGGCGGCTAACGAGGCGCGGGCGTGCGACACGGAGCCCCGCTGTCGGTGCGGATGGGCGGATCGAGACTCGCGGGATCGCCGGGTAACGACACGCTGGCGCATCGACTCCAGCGCCGGCAACCCCCGCGCCCGACGGCGTCGTCCTTCGACGGCCGGCGCGCAGCAGGGTGGCGCGGGTGTGACGGTCTTGAGGTCGTCGGCGGGCGCTTTGCCCGCGGACGGTGTCACGTTCACGCGCGATCGTCCCGGGTCATGGCCATGACGGCACGATCGTGCTCGACGGGACACGGATCGCTTTTCGCGACCTTCGAACCCGTGACGCTCGGCGGGACCGTCGCGGATCTCGTCTTCGACGTCCCGCAGGGCGATGGCGACAACCTGACGGTGCTTGATGAAACGGACACCGCCAACCAAGCCGCGATGGTCGCAGCTGCGCAGCGCGGCGGGCACGTTTTGAGACGACGGCGTCTCACGTCCATCCGACCCGCAGCCTGACGATCAACCTCGGCAACGACGCCGACCGAGAGCGTGTCGGTCGCCGATGACTCGGGTCGGGGTGGCGATCGCTGTCAAACGGTGGCAGCGGCGCGAAACGTGCTGTCGCTGGCGATGGTGAGACGGCTCAACGACGGGCCGTTCGCCTGGTGCCGGTGGCAGCGATCGGCTGTCCTACGGGCCGCCTACACGACGCCGGTGAGCGTCGACCTCAGGCGCGAGCGCCGGGCTGGCGGCACGCTGACCGCCGATCAGGAGTCACCCGCCACGTCCAGCGCGGCCAGCGGTTTGGGGACGGTCGTCTATGACACCGGCGACGCAGAACCTTCGACATCGAAACCTCAGCGTCTCGAATCTCGCGCTGGCGATCGACGTGACGGGCTTTCACATCCACACCGCGCCAGTCGGCCGTCAACGGGCCGGTGCGCTTGGACTTCCTGCCCGGCACGCTAGACGCCGAACGCCAGCGGCGGCTTCACCTTCAGCCGCACCGGCGTCACACTGCCAGCCGTCTTCGAGGCCGCGCTGCTCGGTGGCGGCGCGTATCTCAACGTCCACACGGCCGGCGTTTCCGAGCGGCGCGATCCGCGGGCAGCTGTTGCCGGGGGCGCGTTCGTCGATACGCTCGGCACCAGCACCGCTACCGGCTATGAGTCACCGACGTCGAGAACGTGACGGGCGGGTCGGCTGGCGACAGCATCGTCGCCAGCAACCTCGCCAACGACATCCTCGGCGGCGGACACGGCGCGGACACGATCGTGCCGGTGCGCCAGGCAACGACACGGTCGCCGGCGGGCTGGCGCCGACGAACACTCATCACCTGGAGCGACGGCGACGGACAACCGACGTCATCGACGGCGACGCCGGCACACGATCGCGTCCAGGCCAAACGGCTCAGACGGCCCGGTCGGCGACAACTTCTCACTCCGGGTGCATGCGACGCGGATCGACCTCGACCGCATCGCCCCCAGCACGTTCTCGTCGCTCGACCCTCGGCGGCACCGAAGAGGTCTCGGTCGTCGGGCGTGGCGGCGACGACGGCCTGTTACGTCGCCATGCCCGGCGACGCAGCCAAGAAGATCGAGCTGCATGGCTTCGACGGCGCGGACACCTTCCAGTTCCTGACTCTGCTCGGCACCGCCGGCCAGATGCGCGGCGGACCAGGCTCCGACAAGGTCTACGGCGCGGGCTCGTGGCAAATCGGGCCCGGCCAGAACATGGGCTCTGCCACCGGCGGCATGCTGATGAGCTTCGACACGACCGAGAATCTCTCGACGTTGTTCAGCGGCCCCCGTCGTCCGGTCGCGGTCGGCCGCCGGGCTCAGCGGCACGCCTCGACCGCAGCCACGAAGGCGGCGAGATCGACTACTCCGCGTATACCGAGCCCCGTGCGGGCGAACCTCGGCTCTCGACCGTGACGACGCGGAACGGCGACGCTGGGCTCAGACCAAGAGGTGCCGCCGACCACGGTCGCCCGCGACCGAACGGCTGCGCTCGCGTACGACAGCTGCGACGGGGACGTTCGACATCGAGCTCGACGTCGCCAACCTCGAATACCTCGACGATCTCGGGCTTTCACCTCCACAAAGCGCAGCGATCGGAGCCAACGGGCCGGTCGTCGTCGACCTCGCGGCGCTGGTGGGCCCCTTGCCGCTCGGGCACCGGCTTCACGGCCCAGCCTGACGAACGTCGTGCTGCCGGCGCAGCAGACGGCGGCGCTGCTCGGCGGGGCGGGTCTACGTCAACGTGCACAGCACGACGTTCCCTGACGGCGCGCTGCGCGGGCAGCTGCTTCCGAGCGCTGCCGCGGTCGCCGCGCCGGGCAGCGCCACGGGCTTCGGCGCGATCGTCGGCAATTACGGAGTGTGAACGGCGGCGCTGCCGCGGGCGACAGCCTCGTCGGCTCGAGCGGTGCGGACACGCTGCGCGGCGAGGGCGGGGCGGACCACGATCGCGCGCCCGCCGGCGGGGCCGACATCGTGAGCGGCGGCGCCGGGGACGACCTCTATATCGCGTGGAAACAACGGTGACGGCAACGACACGCTGGATGGCGATGCGGGCGTCGATCGGCTGCAGGTCAACGGTATGCGGGGGGGCCGTGGGCGGACAGCTTCAGCGCGACCGAGAGCGCTTCGCGGCTGCGCGTCGCGCGCTCGGGCACCGGGGCGTTCGCGCAGCCTGGACGTCGGCACGACCGAGAAGCTCGGCGGTGGCCGGCAACGACGGTCCGGAACGTCATGACCTCGACGGGCCTGCCGGACGTCGACACGCTCGGCGAGCTCGTGTTTCATGGCGGCAACGGCGATGATGTCCTGTGGCCTCGTCCCGTCGACGACCGTGACCACCACGCACAAGGGCGGGCCGGGAGCCGACAAGCTGCGCTTCGAACCCGGCTGCCTCGCCGTAAACGACGGCGGCTGGCTCGCATGACGGCGGCCTGACCGCCGGCCGGTGACGCACGCGAGCGTCGAGTCCGTCGATCGTCGCGAGCGCGGTGAGCTTCGCGGCCGGGAGCGGGTCCTTCAGCGAGGCCGGACGGCGTCGCGGTCATCGGTGGTGGACGCGCAACGAGCAAATGCGGCGGGGGTCGGTCGGCTATACGACGAGAGCCCGCTGACGGCGCTTGCGGCATCGACTACACTCACCGCCACGGGGACGCTGACGATCGGCAGCGGCGCGGGCTCGCCGACGATCGGGGTACCGCTGGCGCGCGACGGCACTGCCGAGGGTCCCGAGAGCTTCCAGGTCTTCCTGCACAGCTCCGGCCCGTTTACGAACCTGTGCTCGCCGTCGCAGTTCAACGGCCACGATCGCCAACGCACCGCCGCCGCTGACCCCCGCGCCACCACCGCCACCCGCCCGCCCCGCCCGGTCCATCCGCTTTGCGATCACGTCGATCGTGCCCAGCTCGCTGACCGGTCGCGCCAAGGTGAGCGTGCGGTTGCCGCGGCGCGGGAACGTGAGCGTCGTTGGCCGCCGCGCGACCAGTCTCGGCGTCGTCGCGCGCTGTCCACCGCCTCGTCGCCGCGGCCCCGGCCTTCCTGCGCGTGACGCTCAAGCCGACCGCACTCGGGGCTGCGGCTGCTGCGGCCGCACCGGGCGCCTTGCGCACCCGGGTGACCGCGACGTTCACCCCGACGGCCGGCGCGCGCTTGGACCGCGAGGCGCACCGTCACCCCTGACGCCTCGCCCCGCCGCCGGTAACCGGGCCGGGGGCTCAGCTCCGGCGGGCTCGACGCCGCGGCGGATGCGCGGTCAGGCCGAGGCGGTGAGCGAGTTCACGGGCGGCAGGTGGTCGGCGGACGGCGACCCAGCTCGCGCCGGCGTCGCCGGATCCGTAGACGTCGCCCGACGTCCGCGCCGAAGTACAGCTCGAGCGAGTCGCCCTGCCGAGCGGGTGGTGAAGGCGAGGCGCAGCACCGTCAGGTACGCGTCGCGGTCCGGAAGGCCCGGCACCGCGCGCCGTCCAGCTCGCGCCGGCGACGCGCGGTCTCCCAGACCTACGACGCGGAGCCGCCCGCGGTGACGCGGTCGGTGTCGGCGTTCATCGGAATCACGTAACGCGCTAGTCGGGGTCGGCGGGGTCGACGGCGAGGGGGAAGGCGAAGTCGCCTGGCAGAGGCCGTGCGGCGATGTCGATCCAACGACTCGCCCGACGTCGTCGGAGCGGTAGACGCCGCCGTGGAACTGCATGAACAGCCGCTCGGGTCGCAGCGGCGCGCGCTCGAGGTGGTGGACGCACAGGTCGTCGGTACTCCTCGCGCACCTCCTCGGGCATGTAGCCCGGGACGATGCCCTTGTTGCCGCGCCGCCACGTCTCGCCGCGGTCGTCGGACAGCCACACGCCGGCGGCCGAGATCGCGATCGCGAGGCGATCGGGGTCGCCCGGCCACGGCGCGATCGAGTGCAGGCACAGCCCGCCGCCGCCCGCCTGCCACGAGCCGCGCGTCGGCTGCTCCCACAGCCCGCGGTTGAGCTCCCAGCTCGCGCCGCCGTCATGGCTTTCGAACAGGACGCCGGGGTCGCCGCCCGCGTAGACCGTCTCGTCGTCCTGCGCGGCCTTCAGCAGCCAGATCTCGCGCGAGCGCCTCGTCGCCGCCCTTGGGCAGCGCGAGGCCATCGTCTGCTCCACTCGCCGCCGGGTCGTCGGTGAAGAAGATCTTCGGCCCGTGGAACGCGGACGTCACCGACGCGAGCAGGCGGCCCGAGCGCGGATCGCGCATCGCGTACTCGACGGGCTCGCCGGCGAACGGCGCGCGCCGCCACCTCGAATCCTGCGCCTGGCTCGCCTTCGAGCACGAACAGGCCCTTGCGCGTCGAGACGAGAAGCTCGGTCATGTCCAGCTGCCTCCTGAGGTCGTCCGCAGATTGTGCACGAAACTGAAGACCGCGCCGCGCGGCGAAACTCATCGTCGGAGCGCGGCAGCTACGGCCGCGGACCGCGGCGCGCCTTCGCGAACGGCGGCCCGCCCGTGCGCCGGCACGGCGAGCCCGACACGAATCCGGTAGGCGCCGAGCCCGCGCGACCCGAGGTTTCCCGCGTGTGCGCGACGCAAACACGATCGCGTTCGCGCGCAAGCCGCCGGGGCAGCCGGCGAGCCGCCGCGCGTACGGGGCGAGCCTGACGCGCACCGAGACCGGCCCCGGCGCGTGCGCGATACGCGGCCTCGCCGACGAGCCGCTCGCGCCGGCCCGCGCGCTGCTGGACGAGCCGCAGCGTCCCGCGACAGCCGTGCTCGCAGCGCAGTGCGATCCGCACGCGGCCGTCGCTTGCGGCCGCAGGACGCGGCCGGAGCCCGAGCGGCGCAGCGGGCACGGGACCTTCGGCAGCTGCCGCGCGGTCGGCAGCGGCGCGGCCGCGAGGTCCGCGTCGATGGCGCGCAGGTGGGTCGGCGAAGCAGTCGAGGATCGACGACGAACACACCGTGCGACCGTCGAAGGCGACCGGCGAGCCGACGTTGCCCGCGCGCGGCCGCGCCTCCGCGAGCGGACGGCGCCGCGCCCTGCAAGTCGGCGATCGCGTAGCCCGTCGAAGCGCCGAACACGATCCGCCCGCTGGCGACGGCCAGCGACCGCGAGCTACGCGAGAACGGGCAGAGGTTGGGCGGCAGCCGCAACGTCGCGCACCATCGGCGCCGCGGGCGACACGGTGCCGAGCGAGCAGACCAGCCCGTGAACGCGACGGGTCCGTCGCGGTCCCAGCCCGATCTGCGCCGGGGACACGCGGGGAGCACGGCGCGCAGGAGCACCTGGCCCGTGGCCCCGCGCGCGACCACGACCGTGCGCAGGACGCCCCCCGCGCGGGTCGTGGTGCTCCTCGACCCAGGACACCATCGGCCCGGCGGCGCGCAGCAGCTTGATGTTCGGCGTGGGCGGCTCGCCGGCGAACGGCGACGTCTCCGGCGCGACCGGGATCGTCAAGCGTGCCTCGCTCGCGTGGCGGATCGTCACACGGCGGTGCTCGTCGGGCCGCACTCGCCGCCGATGCTCGCGACGAAGCCGTCGCCGCCCGCCGCGTCGTGGTCGGAGAACGCCTGACGGCGCGCGCACGCCGACAACGGGCAGCGAAGGGCAAGAGCGTCGAGACGCGGCTGCCCTTCGGCACCGGGACGTCCTGCTCGGGACCGGACTGCGGGCCGGTCCGCCTCGCGGAAGCGCCGCAGCGACGACGTCACGACGCCGGCCCGTCCTCGATGACGTCGAGGACGTTGTAGGTCAGCGGATCGCCGAGCGGGGGAGAGGCGGCGAGCCCGGTGGCCGTGCCAGTCCGCGGGTCGATCGCGAGGACGATGAGCGCGCCGTTGCCGCGCAGCTCCCCGACGACCAGCCGCCCGTCGCTCGCGAGCGCCGGCCCGCCCTCGAAGCCGCTGCCGAGGACGAGGCGATCACCTCCGCGCCGGCGCACGGCGCCGCCGCTGGCGAGCAGCGCCACGGCGAGCACGAGCGTCGCGACCGGCATGCGAGCGTGGGGAGCGGGAGGGCGGCCATGACCTTGGAACGAGCAACCGGCCGGGGAGTTGCACCCGGCAACGGATGTTCGAGGCGTCACTCGACGTCGTAGACCTCCTCGCCGGCAAGCGACATGACGTGCTCGACCATGTCGAGCTTGAGCATTGGCGAAGCGCTCCTCCTGCTCGTCGCGGTGGCGCGACTGCGTGCGCGCGAGCGCGAATGAACTCGTCCGGCACGATCCCCTCGCGGACGAGCAGCGTCGCCGAGCGGTCGGCCTCAGCGCGCATCAATTTTGATGCCGTTCTTTACACTGCGTTTTGTTGGAGCTTGGCATACCGCAATCCTCCATGGTATCGAAGAAACAACAATACAACAAAACTATTCACCAGTTTAGAGAGGAGAAGGATACAGGATAGGGGGATATAGCCTTAGTATGGGAGTAATAGGGTATACCATAAGAGAAGATGTAGGATCTATAGAGGTGTCGCAGAAACCGATTGTTGTGGACCATAGCATGGGGGTTTGCATACATCCCATAACATGGGCGCATGCGCACCACGTGCCAAGTGCCAGGCATTCGAGGCCGAGAATCTCGAAGTGAGACGGCTACGTGGGGGTTCGGCGACCAGAACCTCCCCCGGTTCCTTCGCCAAGAAAAATCGAAAATCTACTCCCTCACACCACACATGGTGTATGCTCTTGCATGACCATCAAACACAACAAAAACCGCAAGACTCGCCTCATTCGCTTCACCGAGCTGTGGCCCCGTCTGACACCGGAGCAGCGTCAGGAGATCCTGGGTTGGTTCTACAGTGGATACAAGCTCGACGTCAAGCTCGTCGAGCCCTGCGACTTCTGGGATCGACTCACGGCCAGGAGACCAAGCAGGCTTTGAGGGCCGCCGAAGGTCGAGCCCTGAAAAACTTCCTGTGCCCCCAACCAGACCGGCCAAGGAACCCAGCCCACAGCAACGCGCCGCCATCGCGAAACTCGACGCGATGATGGGGAGGACCCTCTGATGGCCCGCCACCGCAACTGGGACGCCCGCGTCTACGCCGAGGTCGTCGTCCGCCTCGTCGAGTTCGACCAGAACGCACACAAGGTCGCCGTGAAGACCGGCCTGAACTACGTCCAGGTCCGACACTTCGCCGCACAGCTCACCCATGGCGCACTCCCGCGAACCTCGCATACCCGACGAGGAACAGATGGAAGAGGTCCGAGCAAAGGTCGCCGCCGACGTCGAGGCTGAACTCCTCACTGCTCCGAAACCAGTCGTCACCTCTGGTGATGAGTTCGACGCAGAAGTCGCCGGCTGCATCGACCTCGTCAAGAAGTGCTCCGCGGAGTTCGGGATCTCGGCACGACGCTTTTTGCACATTTGCTTGACCGACGCGCGCAGTGCGTGATACCTTCTTTCATCATCAACAATGACCACAGCAACCCAAACCAAGTTCAACGTCCTCGCGATGGCCCCCGTCATCGACGTCACCTCCAACGACTCTCGCACCACGGCCGAGAGGTTCGTCGACAACAACCTCCGACACATCGTCAACCGACGGATGAAGTGGACCGAGGTCCCGGAGTTCGTCCTCACCTCCTTGCAGGCCCTCCAGTTCGCGACGTCCGGAGTCATCTCTGGCACCTCCGTCTACCTCGCGATCGACGACGCCTTCGAGACGATCCGTGTCTGCACAAACCGACGGTGGTCGTGGCAGGAAGCCCAACCCGTCCTGATCAAGGCCATCATGGACGTGATCGAGGCCGCGAAGAGGTTGCTGTGAGGCCATGAAAGCCTTCCGTCTCCTGTCAACACCCCTCGGGGCGTCTCATTCCTTCCGACACACCTAGTCGTCGGGATCTCGTTCCACACGATGACCCTCCCGAAGTCACACCAACAGATCAGGTTCGTCCACATCCACCTCCCGTTCTTCTACATCACCTTCTCGTGGTCGACCTCACGGGCCACGAAGTTCAATCCCTTCTAACCATGCGCAACAAGAAAGCCAAAGCCCTGCGACGCGGCTGCCCAGAAAGTCGCCGACCAGTTCCCCGACGTCCACTCGACCGACACCTACAAGAACATCGTCCGCGAGTGGACCGAGGAACGGACCGTCAAGATCCCACCCTCGGTGCTCGACCGCTTCAAGAACCTCTTCCGCAAGAAGGGGATCCAGCCCAAAACCAAGACAGTCACGGTCGTCACCCGCGAGTCGAACCAACTCGTGCTGACGGCCGGCCCGAAGTTTATCCTCCGGCGACTGAAGGCCGCGATCCGTCGGGGCGAAGCCCGAATCGACGAGAACGGTCAGGTGGTGCCGACGTGATCCACCCCATCCACCGTCCGGACCGGATGCGAACCGGCATCCGGTGGTCCATTCTCTTCGCAACCGCTCTCTGGGGAGCCATCATCATCACCTACGCGGCCGTCCGGGGCTTCGCGTGAGTGATCTTGGCCTCCTCCTCATCTGGGCTGTAGTCGTCTCTTTCCTCGTCTGGAGCCCAGTCCCCCGATCCGACAACCACCGTAACCGACACTTCTGGAAATAACCATGCCCTACATCAAACCCGAAGAACCGCAAGCTCGCGACCCTTCTGCCCGGAAATCCCGGGGAATTGAACTTCGTCATCACCTCCATCCTCGACCGCTACATCACCGAGGTCACGGGTCCTGACTACGAGCCATCAACGACTGCATCGGTGTCCTGGAATGCGCGAAGCTGGAGCTGTATCGCCGCCTCGCCGCGCCCTACGAGGAGATCAAGCGAGCCCAGAACGGAGACGTCTACAAGACGAAGGTCCCAGGATTTGTCCGCGCCGCTGGAGAAAACTCATGATGTCACTACTTCGCTCTCTCGCTGTCTTTGCCCTGCTCGTCGCCGGGAACCTCAAGGCACAGTTCTACGAGATCACGGGTGTCAGCAACACCTACGGCGCAGTGATCTTCTCGATGTGCTTCGAGCCCGTCTGGGACGGCCCCTACCTCCTCCACTTCTACGCCCGGGACGACGAGGGGTTTTGGCACTACATCGAGATGGAGGACATCATGACGGGCGGCGACTGGCACTACATCACGGTGAGGGAACGATGACCATGAAGATCACCCAAGTTCGCTTCCCGTGCGGCCGGATCGGCCTGGAGGTCGAGGAGGAGCGGCCGGCGATGGGTGGCTCAGAGCCCTGCTATTCCTACTTCGTCAACGGAGAGGACTACGCCAAGGTGATCTCACCAGAAGAGAAGGCAGCTCTGAAGTTCGACTACTATCACCGCATCCAGGGACTGGTGCGAGTGAACAAGCATTTCATCCGCTTCAACGCCTACGACTACCTTCGCGAACTGTCGCGGCAGTTCACGGTGCCGACGACCGAGCGCCCGCACACTCCGCTTCCCGGCCCAGGACCCGGAGCCACGTCGCCGACGTGATCTTCGCGCCGTAGACGAAGAACTCCCCACCCTTGAACCCCACCGGGTGGAAATTGTAGCCACTGGCCTGCACGTAGTTGACAATTCTGGCTTCGAGGCGCTCCGCGAACTTCGGGTCGACGGCCATGTCGCCCCACGAAACCAGGGTGCCGATCGCCCATCCGGACGGCCCCTGGGTCTCGAAGACGACGTCCTCCAGGAGGAGCCCGATGCAGTGCCCGATGCGGCGGCCGTCCTCGTGCTGGACGGTCCATCTGTGCCGGTTATGATCCCGGTTGACGCGAACTCTCATGGTAATGGAGTATACTTCCCACACCATGGTCCCGCCAGATAGTTACTTCGAGAACCCAGAGTTTGCCCGCGTGGAGGAGCATTTTCACAGCTACGTCGCCCAGGGCGAAGGTAGGAATCCATCGTGGCTGGCCCAGAAGGCCGGCGTGTCGATCCAGGCCGCGTGTCGCGCCATGGTCGCCGGGGGCTGGATGCAGCGCATCGCCGCCATCGCCAAGGATGCCGCGAAGCAGACCCAGAAGGAACTCGTCGGCGACGTGGCCGGCCTCAACACCCGCGACGTGACCGCCCTGTCGGCCTTCATCGAGCTGACCGACCGGAAGCTGGCCGAGGCCATCGAGCAGGACAGGTGCAGCCCCGCGACCCTCTTCAAGATCAACGAGTCGTGCCGGAAGGCCCGCCGCGATGCTCTCGGCATGGGCCAGGGTCAGGAGGGGGACATCATCGGTCGGATGCAGAAGCTGCTGGGTGAGGTCTCCACGGAAGGGGGAGATGAGGCGAAACCCTTCATCCTGGATCGGACAAAGATCGCGGCCCCGCCGGACCTTCCTAGCATGCCGGGGATGTTGAGCGACGACGAATCCCAGGATGAGACCAATTTGGATTCTTCCGACACATGAGGGACCCTTGTGGTTCTCTTCCACATCATGAACATCATCTCCAAAGCAGATCGTGCCCGCCACCAACTCACCGTCAACGCCGTCTACGAGATCGACCGCATCTGCAAGGGCCTTCGCTCGACGTCGAATCTCCAGAAGGTCCGCGAGCGGTTGGAGATCCTGTCCTACGAGTTGATGATGGCCACCGACACCGAGATTTTCAGCGACGAGGAAGTCCTCGAATACGCTGTCTTCGATGACGATGACGCGCCCCTAGGTCTGCCCTACAGCGGAGAACCGCCGGCGATCACCGTGGTAGAGCGGTAAAGATGGTAAGGACCAAGGAAGAGGACGCTGTCTACCGGCAGGTCAACAAGGATGCGATTCGCACCCAGAAGGCTGCCCACTATCTCGCCAATCGAGAGACGATCAGGGCTCAGCAGGCCGCCGACTACCTTGCTAAACGAGAGACAATCAGGGCTCAGCAGGCCGCCCACTACCTCGCCAATAAAGAGGAGATCCTAGCCCGCCGTAACCCAGCGCACGCGGCCGAACAGACCCAGCGCCGTCGAACTATCAAACTCCACGCCTGCCCGCCTTGGGCTAGAAACGACCTACGTGTGCTGGCCCTTCACGAGATCGCCGACTGGCTTCGTCTTCAAGGCGATGATGTAGCCATCGACCACATCTTCCCGCTGAAGCCGAGGAAGACAGATGACCCTCGCGGGCTTGACGTATACGCCAACCTACGGATCGTCGACCGATCGACGAATGCTAGCAAGAGCAATCGACAACCTACCGAGCAAGAAGTCGCAGAGCGACGGAGTTGGCTGTGAGCAAGGTTCTGGACAAGAGGAAGTTCTTTGAATCCCTGGGCTATTTTGCTCACGAGGGACAGGCCCAGATTCACGCGGCGATGGATACGCCCGGAATCGACCAAGTCATCGCAATGACAGGTTCAAGATTCGGGAAGACCCTAGCGGCAGCCCATGAAGTGATCTGGGCCGCAATGCAGCCACGGCCAGACACCATGATCTGGTGCGTTGCGCCGAGCACGAAGGTGGCCGATGCTATCTTCGACATGGTGACGACGCTCGTGGCCAAGGTGCATGGCAAGAACTTTCGTCTCGATCGAAATGATGGCGTGATCGAGATGAAGAACTTCGGAGGGGGACGCACCCGCATCATGCGTCGCACGACCCAGGGCGCGAAGGGCAAGGCCCGCCTCGCCGCCTATGCGGTTGATCTAATGGTCATAGACGAGGCCAGCGACCCCGAGATCCACGATTCTGTGTGGGAGTCTCAGCTACGCACGCGACTGATCGACCGTCAGGGCAAGCTCCTGGCGATCTCCACGCCCCGCGGGCAGTCCGGCTGGTTCGTCCAGCTCCACCGGACAGCCAAGAAGAATCCCGGAGGGCGAGCCATCGCGATCAACCTCCCTACGTGGACCAACTCGGTGATGTTTCCCGGGGGTTTTCAGGATCCGAAGATCCAGAAGGAGTTCCAGACGATGGCTACGAAGGACTTTCTCCAGGAACTTGGTGGGCAACCAGTGTCGGCCGAGGGCTGCGTGTTTGAACCGGAGATCATCGATCAGTGCTGCGTGATCGAGGAGTGGGAGGAGCCCAACCCGGCTGGCGAATATTACTCCGGGCTTGATCTCGGGCTCAAGCGAGACTCCTCGGTTCACATCATCGTGCGGGCACCGCTAGGCTTCGCGAACTCCTCGCCGGCCGCGAAGGTCGTGTTCGTGCGGAGGATGCACAAGATGCCGGTCGATGCCCAGCTCGATCTAATCCTTCGAGATCAGCAGCGATACGGAATTCAGGACGTCATCACAGACGGAACGGGAATCGGCGAGCCCATCATCCAACAGGCGCGGAACATGGGCATCTATGTTCGCAGCGTGGTGTTCACCCCCACCTCCAAGATGAAGATGATCGTCAACCTCCGGGGCTTGTTGGAACAGAAAAAGATCCGGCTACCAACTGGGCTGCTCTGTCCTTCTCTTCGGGACCAACTCTTACAGTATGGGTGGTCCGAGGACGGGAAAAAGGCGAGCGCCCCTAGTGGTCAGCATGATGATTTTGTCTGCTCCCTGGCGCTCGCCTGCCGGGCTTCCCGGCGATCATGACCCAGGGGGAGGGGCAGGTGTTCCACTCCAGGATGTCCAGTTCCACGTCAGAAAAACTGGACACGCCGCGCGCTCCCCAGGAACCCAAGAAGCCCCTGATCCAGGTGCGGTCCACCCGCCCGTCCCAGGGCGACGACATCGTCCAGGTGTTCACCCCGAAGCGAAAGTCGGGCGGCGGGGGTGTTTCTTGGGGCAACTCCGTTGTAAACTAACCACATGCGAGCATTCCTACTGTCTCTACTGTTGGTCCTCCCGTCCTGCGGCTACCTGCAAGGACTCGAACAGAACAAGAAGCTCGACGCCGTCTCCCAGGCCCTCCAGGACGTGGACGCGGAGCTGGAGACCCTGAAGAGGATCCAGGCCGAGGCACGCGCGAAGGCCGACCTGGACGGGGACGGCAAGCTCTCGGCCGTCGAGAAGATGAACTACCTGAGTCTCATCATCGCTGGCTCGCGGCTGAGGCCGGACGCCGCAAGGCGAAGGCCCTCGACGAGAAGCACGCCGAGTCGGCCGAGAACCGCAAAGACCTGGAGCTGCAACTCGCGAAGGTGCAGGCGCAGCTCGATGCGAAATCGTAAGAGCCTCGCGGTCCTGGCGCTCCTCCTCTGCGGGGGCTGCGCGAGCGTGCTTCCGAACACGGCAGCGGCTATCGCTCCGGCCACCATTCCCGACATGCTCGTCGGGCTGGGTGCGGACGTTGAGAATCTCCTCTCCTACCTGATGATCTTGCTGGGGATCTGACCGATGAGTCAACTTCAAGTGCAACTCGCCGAATTGCGGACCCTCCTGGCTGGCGTAGCGGAAGACGTCAAGGAGATCAAGGCGGACCTCAAGGTCCATGTGGTCGAGGATGCGAAGGTGCATCAGGACGTGGCCCTACTCCAGGACCGACAGAAGCAGCGCTCGAAGTTTTTCTGGGCCGCGACTACGGCCTGGATCGGCCTCGGTGCAGCGTGGCTCTGGGACCGCATCACGACGAGGTGACCCGTGGCGATCTTCGGTCGTCCAATGGACTGGACGGAATACCGCCAGGACATCATCGGCTTCTGCCAGCTCATCGGCGGAACGCCCTGGCGCATCAGTGAGCCGGCCCACGTCTTCCTGAAGGCCGTGCAGCGCGGCTACGCCCGTTGCTCCCTGACCGGAGCCCCGGACAACTGGCGGGCCATGGCAGCCGCGTGCCTCTGGACTGCGTGCTGCCACCCGGACCGATTGCAGCTCGTGATGGCCGGACCGGCGAAATCTGGGACGGCCTGGATCCAGTTCCTGCGCACCGTCTGCGGTGAGAGCACCAGGATGCTCCGGGAGCACCTCCTCTTCACCGAGGACGAGACCATGATCCTGGTGCCGCAGTCCGACGAGCCGGTGCTGTTTGTTCTCACTCCGGGATACCTCCTCGGGGCGTCGAAGATCGTCGGTGGGAGGCCCACGGTCCTTGTCATGCCGGACTTCAACCGGGTCGACACGGCCCACTTGCCGGTGCTGAAAACCTTCGTCGAGGAGCCGGGCGACCAGTGGATCGTCGGACTTCCGCTCGCAAAGTAGGATATGCTGTTCCCATGATCGAACCCTCAGAGCCGAAGAAGTCTGCCTCCCAAGTCCGCGAAGAGACGATCGCCGCCATGATGATCGCAGCGGCCGATAGTCGTGCCGCCAACAAAGAGCTGATCGAGAAGGTGCGTGCCGACAAGAGCCTCGCAGACGAGGTCCGCGAACTGCTCTGCGAAGACCTTCGCCGTGTCTTTGCGATTCCGCGGAACATCCTCGGCCCGAGTGCCTCGCGCCGCCGCTACCGCGAACTGGGCCACTACTCCGAGGCCCTGGTCACGGTCCTGATCGGGACATGGGAGCAGTTCAAGCGGGACGCGAAGATCGAGCCGACGCTCGCGGTGAAGACCGTCGAGCGGAACATCAGCAAGACGCACCGCGCCCAGATGGTGATGGCGTATGCCGACAAGTTCGTGAAGCCCTGGGACGGGGCCTACGACACGCTCGACATGTCGCTGCAAAGCATCTCACTCACGATCGGTTCGGACTTCCACTCGAAGTTCATCGACCCGTTCGCCCGCCGGGTATGGATGGGTGTCAACAGCATCGTGAAGCCGCAAGGTGTTCGCTTCAACGGAGACGGCCCAGACTTTCCGGCCCTCTCGCGGCACCGCCAGCTTCCCGGCCACTTCTGCCTCTCGGTGCAGGACGAGGCGGATATCTGGACGCAGTTCATGCGCGACACGCGCGAGGCCGCGGGCGAGCAGGCCGACATGAAGTGGATCCTCGGGAACCACGACATCCGGTGGATCACCGCGATGGCCGAGGCCGCCCCGATCTACGCCTCGATCCGCAGCAACCGCTTCCACGAACAGTTCGCCCTGGACGAGCTGAAGGTGGGCCTCGTGGCCCGCGCCAGCTTCCTGAACCCCTCCAGTGCGATGAGGGCCAACGACATCGCGCAGAACTGGGAGACGCTGAACGACGCCCAGGGCCGCCCGTTCTGGACCACCGTCCACGGCTTCTTGTGCGGCAAGGATGCGCCGATCGCCCACATGCGGAAGTTCATGACCTTCGGCACCAATGGTCACCTCCATGACGAGCGCGTCATCTCGGGCGGCTCGCTCGCGACCGGCGTCCTGCGCTGGTATCAGACGGGCTGCATGGCGTGGCCGCGGGCCGTCGGCGCGGGCTACATTCCGGGGCCGATCGAGGCAAGTGGTTGGGGGATGCAGTTCATCGTCGTCCACCTGTTCCCGCACATGCGTCACGTCCAGGTCGAGCCGGTGAACATCGGCGAGAATGTCGCTACCTTCCGTGACCACGTCTGGGAAGTGACGGCCGAGGAACAGATCGCCCGCGAAGAGATGCTGGAAGTGTGAGGAACCTATGCGCAGTCGAACCGCAAGAATGTTGGCTGCGCTCAGGGCACAACTTCCGACTCCCCACCCGGTGCGTGTGCGGATGCGCCACCTGAAGGACGACATCGGCCAGTGCTCGCTCGTCGAGCGCAAGAAGTCCGGCTGCTCCTTCGAGATCGTCCTGGGCTACAAACTAGGGCCGACCCTGGAGTGGCACGCCCTGGTCCACGAGTATGCGCACGCCTTCGGCTGGACCACGGAGCATCCTGACCTGGACGACCACGGGCCGCTCTGGGGTGTGGCCTACGCGGAGGTCTACCGCGTCGCCGTGCGGATCGACTAGGGGCGGGGGAAGGTCGTCGTGACCTTCACGCGGAAGTTCGCGCCCAGCTCCTCGCGCGTCAACTTCTGCAAGATCGCCTTCGTCCCGCTGCGGAGCAAGGGCTCAAGTTTCGCCGTCAGCTCCTCGCCCATGAAGGGCTTCCCTTCGGCCGGGCCGACGTCGTCCACGACCACCAGCAGGCCGGCGCTCCAGTCGCGGTAGAACTCGAACCGCGACAGCTTCTTGCGCTGCGACAGGGTCACCGGGTGGCCGCCCTGGATGCGAGGATCGTTCGCGGGGTTCTTGTAGTAGACCAGCTTGTGTCCAGACCGGGCCTGCATTGGCCCGCGACCATCATGGAAGAAACGAGCCCAGTAGGGCGGACAAACCAACCTAAAACCTGTTGGGGTCAGCACGACCCTCAGTGCTGCTCTCAACGTCCTCGATTCACAAGCATTTCGAGCCAGATCAAGTGCTTGTTGGGCAACCCTCGCACGAATGAAGTCAGTCGCGATGCTCACAGGATCTTTGCTCCTTTCCGAAGATTCTCTATGGCCGGAAGAATCTGGAGATTCTCGTAGACGTGGAGTCCGCCCTTCGACAGGGGGATGATGTGGTCGACGTGGACGTCCTGCCCCCGCTTTAGGAGTTCGTCCCGCTCACGATAGATGGCTGCGACTCGCGGATCTTTCTCGCGGCCTGCCGGTATGGCGTTCTTGATCCGTGCCCGACGACGAGCCCTTTTTTCGCGGCCCACCCATGGGTGAGTTTTTCGATATTTCCTCTCTCCCCTTCGGCCGGATTCTCGTGCCTTCACAAGATCGGACTTCGTCCATCGAGCCACTCTCGCTCGGTTCGGCTCAGGATTGGCCCTTGCCGCCATCTTGTTAGTAAGGGCATGACAGGGTCGACAGCGCCTTCGCTTGTCAAGGTCACAAGATCCGCACTTGGGGCAGATGGTCCTACGAATCTTCGCCTGGATCCCACAGGCCCTTCGCTGGGCTTCCTTCTTCGCCAGGATCTCTTCTCGGCGCACCTGATAACGGGTCGCATTATAGGCTCGGACCTGCTCTGGATCGTCCCAGTTCATCGTCACTGATCTTCCGCGAGGATTTCACCGAGCAGTGCCGTCAGCCGGGCCGCCCGCGACTTCTTCACGCCGTCGTTCAGGTTCCGGCCTTCGGCAGCCGCCTCGGGCAGGGTCGACCGCATCCCGCCCAGGGTGTCGGCCGCGCCCTTCTGCGGGTTCAGCTTCTGGAGCCCGTCAGCCATCGCATCCACGATGGACTTGAACTCGAAATCCTTCGGCTTGAGGCCGAGGCCCCCGTTGAACTTTCCGCCGAGCGTCGCGCCGAGGATGCTCTGCCAGATGGTCTGCATCGGGCCGATAACCAGCGTCTGGAACGCCATGATGGAGTTCGGCAGCTCGTTGGCTGCGCCCATCTTCCCGGGGATCAGGATGCCGGCGAGGATCGGCGGCACGCGGTGGGCCGACACGATCGTGGTCGCCAGGGCCTCGGTCATCATGCGGTAGAAGTCGCCTTTGATGACATCGTTCGATTCAAGCTGCTGAGGTTGACCTCGATGTCCTCGCCGACGACGTTGAACGCCGACGACTTGTGGCTGTTGCCGACGCCGACGTATGCCTGCATGGCCTCGACGATCGCGGCCCACGTCTTCGTGTCCACGCGCCCGCCCGTGAGGAACAGCAAGAACTCCGGCACGCCTCGGTTGACGTGGAAGTCGTAGACGTGCTGGCGCACGGCCTGGTTCAGCTCCATGTCGGCGACGGCCGCGAGCCACGAGGGCACGGCGTAGTAGCGCGACTGCGCGGTTGGGTTCATGATCGCGATGACCTCGCTGATCTTGCGGCCCGCGACCAGCGAACCGTGCCGCGTCAGGAACTCTTTGAGCTGCCCGAACGGGGCCATCACCGTCGAGTTTGTCGCGGACGCCAGAGACTCCACCTTCCCGCCGCGGATCTCGTAGTAGTGATTCACGAGGTCTTGCTCAACCACATAGCGGACGTCTACGGCCGGGATGTGGTGGAGCCCGACGATCTTGTCGCCGTCGCGCACAACTTCGATGTAGCAAATCTCCAGGTTCGCGAAGTCATCCGCAAGTTTCGAGCGGAGCACCGCCCAGGTCAGGGTGCAGATCGGGTCCAGAACTTCGTCGGCCCGCGAGCCCTCCGTGTGGCCCAGCCCGACCAGCGACTGCTTCTTGGTGTCCACGCACGTCGAGTGGTGGACGTTGTGCAGCTTCAGGCGCATCGCGGCGTCGTAGTTGAAGGGGATCCCCTTCATGCCGGCGTAGGTCGGCGCGTTGGTCGGCTCCGATTCCACGACCCCCTTCTTGAGGCCCGTCAGAAGCGAATCCATCAGCGAGAGGTTCCCTTCCATCTCCGGGACCAGCTTTCGAACGACGTGACGGAAGGTCGCGATCTGTGCCTTCTGATCGGCGGTTGGGCCGTCCGGGCCGATGGTCTTGGGGAGGATGATTTTCGTGGCTTCCGGGGGAGTGTCGGACATGTTGAAAGCATACCACATGCAGAAAGTATGCCGGACTCACTTGCGTCTCCTTTTGGGACAAAGTATCATTCTGGCAGTCGCATGATCCGCTTCATCCAGAGCCTTCTCCGCAAGTCCGTGGCCGCTGCTACGCCTGCTCCGCGGGTCGCGAAGAAGTATCCGCTGGAGAAGCCGGTCCTGCTGTCGAACGTGGAGGGGCATACCCACCTGATCGACCTCGCGGACGGCCCGGGCGGGGAGTCGACCTACGCGCTGGACGCGGACGGCGATGGTCATTCCCACCCCTGGGTCCAGGACGCAGCGGGCGTGGTGACGATCGGCGCGGCCGACGGGCACACGCACACGGTCCGTGATCCGTCGACCCTCGACGAGGCGGCCAAGAGCACACTCGCGAAGGCCGTCCCGGATGCCCCCGGAGAAGGCCAAGCGACGCATCAAGTATGCCAAGGTGACCCACGTCTCCCTGGTCTCGCGCGGAGCAACAAGTGCCCCGTGCTGATGAAGTCGGGTGGCCGCGTCGAGTTCTCGATGCTGTTCAAGGTCGCCGAGGAAGAGGGCCTGTTGATGGGCCTCGTCTACGTGCCCTGAGGAGAACGGGGCAGTCGACACCGAGGGCGACGTCGCGCCGCGCACGGTCGTGAAGCAGATGGCCACGACTTCGTCGCGAACGGGGCGCACCTCGACATCGAGCACGATCTCGTGGTCCTGAAGGCCGATCAGGCCAGCGTCGCCGAGACGTTCATCGTGCAGAAGGGCGACCCACGCTTCCAGGGCTGGGTGGACAACTACGGCACGCCCGTGGACGCCACTGACGCCTGGGGCATGCTCATCAAAATCTCTGATCCCGGACTGCGGAAGGCCGTCAAAGACGGCCGCATCGCTGGGCTCTCGTTGTTCGGTCTCGCGGAGGTCGAGCCGATCGCCAAATCCACCTCCATCTTGGAAACGATGACCGAAGCCGAACTCAAGGCGCTCTTGGATGCTCGCGACGCGCAGCTCCTCGAAGCGATCACCAAGGCCGTGGCCCCGAAGGCCCCTGCCGCCCCCGCCACCCCTGCCGCCCCGGTCGCGAAGACCGAGGTCAAGTTTCGAGGGCGACCCTCTCGACCTGAAGGCCATCCAGGCGCACAAGGAGAAGCTGTTCCTGGCTTCGCTCGACATGAGCAAGTCCGAGGACGTGGCGAAGCTGGAAGCCTACGTCGTGGCCAAGGCCTCGCCGGCAGCTCCCGCAGCCCCGCAGGCCCCCGCCGCCTCGAACCAGCGGGCGGCGAGAGCACGCCCTGCCCCCAGCGCGAAGACCGAGACGGACCTGTTCAAGTCCGGCAAGAGCCTTCGGCGCGAAGATCAACAAGGTTCTCGGCCGCTGAGACCTTCACCACCAACCACCAACAACTAACCGGATAGAACAATGGCACTCGGCAGCAACGAACTCTTCAGCAGCGCCTCGCGTGGCGCTCATCCCCGTCTGGAGGCCCTGGCGACGAAGGTCGTCCACCTCGAAGACAACGCGGGCAGCGAGCCCGTGGAACTCCCGATCGGCACCCCGCTCGCCTTCGACACCTCGACGAACCAATGGTGCGTCTACGAGGATGCCGGCGCGAACGGCCGTGGCGTGATCTCGGGCTTCCTCTACGGCACGGAGCAGAGCGACGACGAGACGGACGACGTCTTGGTCGTGGTCCTCTATCGTGGCCGTGTCCACCGCGACGACGTCAACACGACGGCCATCAGGGCCGTCCTTGGCGGCGCTGGCGGCACCTCGGAAGCGGAGCTGGATGTCGCCCTCAAGGCACAGACGCTGCGCTACAAGGGCATCGACGTGGTCGGCCTCGCGGCTGTGATCCCGTGATCCTGAACTGACCAACCACACCCAACCCCCTACAGAGAACTGCAATGCAACTTGGCAAGAACTTCTATGAGCTGTGCAAGGCCGAGACGGTGGAAGTCCTCCACTGGTCGTCCCTGACCGGCGTCGTCAACGAGATCAAGAGCCCGAACGTCTTCCTCCAGAAGATGATCTTCGGCTCCCACGAGAGCAAGGAGACCGAGAAGATGGAACTCGGCATCCTGACCCGCAGCCGCAAGATGGCCCCGTTCGTTCGCAAGAACGGCATGGCGCTGGAGATGAAGGGCGGAGAGCAGGAGTTCCAGACGGTCAAGCCCCCGAAGATCCGCGTGAAGATCCACCTGGAGCCCTCGGAGCTGATGGACAATCGTCGTCCTGGCTTCAGCATCTTCCCCGCTGGCGGCGAGGTTGCCTCGGCCGCGGAGCAGGAGATCGCGCGCAAGGCGCAAGTCCTGTCGGACGGCATCGCCGAGTCGATCGAATACCTCTGCGCCCAGGCGCTGCGTGGGACGCTGTCCTACTCGGCCGACGAGCAAGAGGTCTTCACGGTCACCTACGACATGCCCGCGGGCAACACCTACACGCTCTCGACCAAGTGGGACGATGTGGATGCGCTGATCTCGCAGGACTTCATGAACGCGCAGGAGATCGCCAGCGACGAGGTCGGCCTCGGCGTGACGGACTGCATCATGTCGGCCTCTGCGGCCCAAGCCTTCATGGCGAACGAGGAAGTCCGCTTCCTCCTGACGAGCCCGAACAGCATGAACGCCGGTGCGCTCAACCTCGCGGCCCAGTTCCGCGACGACGGTGCTCTGCTCCTGGGCGAGTTCTGCGGCGTGCGCTGCTGGCGATACGGCCGTGAGACCGTCCTGCCGAGTGGCTCCAGCTACGCCCTGATCGAAGACAAGAAGGTCATCTTCTTGCACAACGGCCCCGCCGCGGAGAACCGGATGTATTTCGGTCCGATCCACGACCTGACCGCCCTCCAGGGCCGCCAGTTCGTCGGCGAGCGGTTCGCCAAGCAGTGGATCCAGGAAGATCCGAGCGTGATGTGGATGCTCGTCGAGAGCAACCCGCTGCCGTGGCCCCGCCGGCCCGGCTCGATCCAGCGCGTCACCGTGCTGGCGTGAGCCCGGTTCGTGTGGTAGTCTCACTCTGGGACACAATCGTCCCGGAGTGAGACAACAGAGAGAACCCCATGACTCAACAGTTTTTCGTCAGCAAGGGTCGGACCATCCGCGGTCCGATCACCAACAGGCAGCGCGGCACAGGCAAGGACGGCCGGGTGGTCTTCACCTGCGACCCGCCCAAGACCTACGGCCCCTTCGACGAGAAGGGTAACCCGAAGCCGCTGCCGTCTGGCTTCGTGGACTACCTCCAGAACACGAAGGACACGAACGGCCAGACCAAGTTCCAGAACATGGTGGACACCGGGTTCATCGTGTTCGAAGCTGGTGCCCAGTCTCCGATCGGCAACGAGACCCCGCCGCCGATCGGTGGCGAATACGACCTGACCCCACGTAGCAAGTGACCGCCGAACCCCTGTTCCTGGACAGCATGGACGCGCTCCTGGCCGCACTCCGTTTGACGGACGTGCGCAGCCCGGACGCCCGCGCCATCGTCGAGCAGGGGGTTCGTATGGCCCGCGTCCGGTTCTACCAGCGGCTGGGCGCGTCGACCATCCAGGCCATCCTGGAGACGGACAACGTCGAGGATCCCACGACCGACGACGAGATGAAGCGGTTCGTCGGGAACTTGTGCGAGGTCGAGCTGGTCCGCCTTCAGTTGGTGGACAGGCTCCCGGTCGTCTTCATGGACGCCTCCGGCCACGCCAGGGAAGCCTACAACAACGAGGGTGCCTTCCGGTCCATGGACCGCGAAACCCTCCTGGACATTCGCCAGCGCATCGAGGCACAGGTCGAGAACTGGCTGGCCCTGATGGCCGGCGAGATCGAGCTGGGCGACGACGAGGTCGTGCAAGCCTACACGCAACAGGACGTCGATCCGAAGCCGGTCCTCGGCATGTCGACCTTCATCGGCGCGGACCAGCAGGTCCCGTTCAGCCTGAACCCGGGCGAGTTCGACGGAAACTTCATCCTCGACGATGAGATCCAGGTGGACGAATGACCGCCACCGTCGTCGACTACGAGCCGCTGATCCAGAACGCCCTGGTGGACTACGTCGCCGCCCAGGCATTCCCGATGGTGGAATACGTCCAGGGCCGCATGACGATCCTGGAGGAGGCCGGCTCGCCGGCTTCCGTGACGGCGCACGCGGAAACTGCCGACTTTTCAATCTCGCGCGACCGCCGAAGTTTCCTGCTCGACCGATCCGGTTGGGCCTGGAGGCTGGAGCTGAGTTTCTCGGGACACGTTTCGCTCGGTCGATTCGAGCGATCTTTGATGCAATCTCCGCCGGTCATCCTCCGGGATCGGTCCGCGGGGCGTGACCAACAGGTCACTTTGATCTTGACCAGTGCTGCATACCAGCCGCCGCCCGAGGGTCAGCCGGCGACGGGAATGCGAGCCACCTTCCGCTTCAACGCACAACTGACCCCTTCCTGATACTGAGAGAATCCAATGGGCCTGAACACGACTGGCGCAGCCAACACGAACGACTACGTCCTGGGACGCGGCATTGTCCGCCTCGCCCTGCTGGACGCGACCACCGGATTGCCGCTCGGCTTCCGCGACCTGGGCAACAGCCCGCAGTTCACGATCACGATGACGACCGAGGAGCTGAAGCACTTCAGCTCGCGGCGCGGCCTCAAGGTCACCGACAAGCGGGTCACGATCTCCCAGGAGATCAGCTTCAACTTCCAGCTCGACGAAGTCAGCCAGCAGAATCTGGCGCTGTTCTTCACGGGCGAGAACACTAGCACCACCAACCCGGCAGTGGCCGGCGTCGGCGCGGTCGGCGACAAGCAGACCTTGACGCTCGACGGTGACGTGGTCCAGGGCCAGTGGTATATCCTCCGCGACGAGGACTCCCTGGTGCGGGCTTCGTTCTCCGACGGCTTCTCGGGCATCACGATCTACAACGAGACGACCATGATGGCCGTCGCGACCACGGAATACACGATCGACTACGAGGCGGGTATCGTGTTCATCCACGCGGACGCCGCGGGCGTCGCCGACGGTGACAACCTGAGCTGGTATTCCTCGGCGGACGCTTCGGCTCCGGCGAAGATCCAGGACATGGCCGCCCTCGAAGGCAGCAACGAGGACTACGCGCTGGAGTTCGTCCAGGTCAACCCGGCGAACGGCGACGAGGTTCGCGTGTTCACGTTCCACTCGGTCAGCGTGGCCGCCGACGCGGACTTCGGCCTGATCTCGGACGAGTTCTCGCTGATGTCCTTCAAGGGCACGGCCCAGGCGAACGCAGTCACTGGCGAGACCCTGACGGTCCGCACGACCGGCGCGTCGTAATCCGACGTCCCAGAACGGGACAATGTGGTAGGATTGAGGGCCGGCAGAGACCGGCCCTTTTCATTCCCAACCCCGATACCATGAGCCTGTTCAAGTCGAAGACAGTTTTCTCCCAGGTCAGTGACCAGCAAGTAGAGTTCTGGTCCTGCTCCTTCCCAGTGCTGTTCCAGCTCAAGTCCGCCGTCGGACCGATCTCCAAGGCCGTGATGAGCCTGTTCAAGGGCAACCGGAACGACGTCTCCCGGTTCCAGGAGGACACCAAGAACAAGGATGGAACGCCCTCGCGCGTGATCCAGGAAATGGCCATCACGCCAGAAATGGCGAAGGTGCGCGCAGAGCAGTCCAACAAGGCCATCCAGGAGGCCCTGGACGGCATCTTCGCCGACCAGAACCGGCTGCTGATCGGCAAGGTTCTGATGGACAGCATGCGGGGCGTCTGCAAGCGGAAGCCCACCGTTCCGGAGATCGAGGAGTTCCTGGCCGACTGGACTTCGGCATCATCGTCGAGATGCTGACGGGCGTTGCGAAAGCCAACGCGGAGGTGTTCGGCCCTTTGGTCCGAACGTGGTTGAAGCAAGCTGCGAGCCTGCTTCGCGAAAGGGTTTCGTCCGTGTCGCCGACCTCCGACGTGAGCAATCTGAGCGGCGAGCCCAGCGAGCCCGAATCGCTGGTCGGGCCGCAGCTCGTGCCCAAGGCGTGAACAAAGACGCCTGGAGAGACCTAGAAGAGAGTGTGTTAGAGGTTACGATGGTGACCGGCCAGTCGATGGATGCAGTGCTGGACATGGACGCGCTGTCCTTCTTCGCCCTGGGCGAGGTGGTCACGCGAGTCGAGCGCCGACACAAATACGAGGACGCCTGGACGGCCATGATGGCCGCGCAGGGAACGAAGGAAGGCATGAGCAAGCTGACGAAGCAGTGGGAGCCGAAGCCCGACCCAGTCGAGGGGACCGATAGGTTCCTTGCTGTCCTCAACGCGGCCGGCGTGGCGGGAGGCTTCTGATGACCGGGTTCGACACTGGTGGTCTGAATTGGGTCCTCAATGTGCAGGACCAGTTCACTGGTCCGCTCCAGGATTTCAACCGCCAGATCGACCTGGTCCGTCGGCAGCAAGCCGCTGCCTCCCGCGAGGCCCGCGCCCGCGCCCAGGAAGCACGCGCCCAGGCCCGTGAGCAACGAGAGGTTGCCGCTGCCCAGCGCCGCGCTGCGCTCGACCAGCAGAGGTTCGACTTCTTCGCCCGTCGCAACACGAACATCCTCGCGAACCAGCGGGACATGGGCGGCCTGACGCGGTCCGCTCGACAACTTCCGCCGCTCCATCAACAGCAGCACGTCGGCCGGCAACCGGCTCGTCTTCACGCTGCGCAACATCATCGGCGTTGGCGCGGGCCTTGCCGTGATCCAGAACGTGCAGGGCGCGTTCCGCGGTCTAGTCGAGGCCGGCTCAACTTCAACAAGGAGCTGGAGACCGCCCAGACGGGAATCGCCGGCCTGCTCACGGCCGTCACCGATGTGGTGGGCGAGAACGGCAACTTGGTCGATGGACCGGAGGCGTTCAACATCGCCTTGGGGGTCTCAAAGAAGCAGGTGGAGGAGTTGCGCAAGGCGACGCTGCGCACCACGGCCACGTTCGAGGAGCTGTCTAACACCTTCCAGGTGGCGCTGGCCCCGGGCCTGAAGGCCGGGTTCAACATCGACCAGATCCGCGAGCTGGCCATCTCGGTGTCCCAGGCGGCTGGCGCGATCGGCGTGCCGACCAACCAGCTCTCGGAAGAAATTCGCGCGTTGCTCACGGGCACGATCCAGGCCCGCACGACGCGCATCGCGACCGCTCTCGGCATCCGGCCCGACGACATCCGCCGCGCCAAGAACGACGTGAACGGCCTCTTCGGGTTCCTCGACGCCCGGTTCAAGGCGTTCGAGCTGGCCGGCGAGCGTGCAGCGGGGACGTTCTCCGGCTCGTTCCGACGCGCCCGGGCAGCGATCGGCCTCACGGCCGGCGAGGCCATCAAGCCGTTCTTCGAGGAGATCCGGACGACCCTCCTGGACGTCTTCGATCTCTTCACCGACCGCACCGCGTTCGGCGAGCTGCTGCCCAGCCCGCAGGCCGTGAAGGTGCTGGCCGCCGTCTTCGACGGAATGGCCGACGCTGTCAAGACCATCCGCGAGAACGCGAAGCAGATCAGCTTCGACAAGATCCTCCAGCACGGCCCAGGGCCTCGGCGACTTCTTCCGCGGCCTGGGTCAAGTCGTCTCTGGCTTCGTGGCGGGGGCCATCAACGCTTTCTCCGCGATCACCTCCAAGTTCCGCGAACTCTTTGCTGGCGCGGACCTCGTCAAGTTCTCTGCCATCCTGGGCAGCTTCATCACCTCGATCGCCCTCTTCGGCGCGGCGTTCGGCGCGGTCCACATCGCTATTTCGTCGTTGCTCTTGCCGCTGCGCACGATCACCACGACGATCGACACGCTCATCGCCACGTCCAGGCTGCTGCTCACGCCCTGGACGGCCTGCTGGTGGCTGTGTTCCCCCTCGCCGAACTGTGGCGGCAGATCGCGGAGGACGTGGAGAAGGCCAAGCAGACCAAGGAGGCTGCCTCGCCTGCGAACGAGCTGTCGTTGGAGACGCGCCTGCGTCAGAACCTGCTGGATCTCCAGAAGGAACAGCTCTCGATCCAGGAGAAGCTGGACAAGGGTGATCGCAACGCCATCACCACCGGAACCTGGAGAAGCGTCTCCAGATTCTCCAGAGCATCATTCCTGCCGCGCAGGCCGCACTGAAGGCCGAACAGGAGACCGTCAAGTCTGGTCGTGTTCCGGACACCTCGTCGCTTCAGGGACGCAGCAAACTCCGGCAGAGGAAACCCGCAATCGGTTCGAGCGAGCCAAGGACTTCGTCAAGGGGCTCGTCGCGGACATCACCGGACTTCTGGCGGCTGCTCCGATCCGATTCCGGTCACGCCCGATCTGACTGCTGGGGCTGCCAAGCTCACCGCGGATGAGAAGGCGGCCTTCGACCTGATCCCCGAGCAGACGCCGGCCGAGCAGGCACAGGCCGAGCAGGACGCCCGCGCCCGCGCCAAGTTGGTCGCGAAGGCCACCTGAACGAGTTTGGCGACGCCCTGCTCGACATGGCGGACCTGACCGAGGCCGGGCTGAACCTGATGAAGTCGGCCATCTCGGAGTTCGGCTCGTTCGTGGCCGACACGATCGTGGACGCCTTCGACCCGACCAACGACACCAGCTTCAAGGAAAGGTTCGCCCGCTTCCTCCAGTCGCTGGCCCGACAAATTATCGCCACGCTGACCCAGATCGCGGTGGCGAAACTTCTGCTCAACATCGGCGTCGGCTCGGTCGGCGGCGGGACGGTCGCGAACAAGGGTGGCTTCGTCGAGGGGTTCGCCGAGGGTGGCCCGGTCGGCCCGAAGCGTGGCCCCTACGTCCTCCCGCGCCCGGCCAGTGTGCCGGCGTCCGACACGGTGCCTGCGTGGCTCACCCCCGGCGAGTTCGTCCACAAGGCCGGCACGGTTGCCCACTACGGTGCGGACGTCCTGGACGCGATCAACGAGGGCATGGTCGACCCGATGGCCCTCCGCGAGCTGGCCGGCTTGGCCAACCGCTCGCGCAGCTTCCGCCGCACCCAGCGCATGGCGTTCGCCGATGGTGGTCTCGTCGCGAGCGGGGCGGCAGCTCAGCAGGCCGCAGCCGGAGTCACGGCGGGGACGACCGTCGGGGCTCCCATGCCCGCCTTCATCGTCGGCAACGACAAGGCCGTGGATCGCTTCCTCAAGGGCGGCAAGGCGGCCTTCATGGACTTCATCAACGAAAACAAGCAATCGCTCAAGGCGATGCTTGGCCAGTAACGAGATACACTAGGAACAGCATGGCACTCAAGTGGACGGAAGGGTTCGAGATCCATCAGAGCATGACCTATCTCGCCCGCAAGTATGCGGTCGGGTCGGGCACGCTCTCGGTTCAGACGGGGCGACTGTTCGGCAGTGCCGGCAGCGGTAGCTCGCTGATCCTGACGACGCCCAGCTTCGGACTCCAGAACACCTGGACCATCGGCTTCGGGTTCAAGATCAACACATCCGTCCCACGACGGCCGTCACGCTCCTGTCCGGCGCGTCGGAGCAGTGCAAGATCGTCCCGACGTCCTCGGGTGCGGGCTACGTCTGGGTGCTCAAGCGGGGTGCCACGACGATCGCGACCGGCCCGACCGAACTGGACTTCGGCGTCTGGTATTACGTCGAACTCCAGGTCACTGCCCGCGACGGCACCGATGGCGTCTACGAGCTGCGCATCGACGAAGTCACGGAGTTCTCGGGCTCGATGGTGAACCTCGCGAACACGGCCACCGACGGCGTGGACGTGATCTCTTTCTCGTCGGCCTCGACGAACACTCTCTGGGACGACATCTACATCCTGGACGACCAGGGCGGGCAGAACGACGACTTCCTCGGGGACTCCGCAGTCCGCGGGATCCTCCGACGGCCGAGGGCGCGACGAACGCCTGGACACCGAGCATCGGCACGAACAACGCTGCGAACGTGGACGACTCGGCAACGAGCCCGACCGACACCGACTACAACCGCGGCGTGAGCCCTGGGGACATCGACCTCTACGAATACGCGAACCTGACCGGCTTGCTGAACGGCCCGATCGCGGGGATCATGGTCACGAGCGACCTGAGAATGGAAACAACTGGCACCGCCGGCGTGCGTGTGAAGATCCGCGAGGCCGGCGTGAACTACGACGAGGCCACCCACACCGTCAACGGCACGCCCGTGCGCGGCTACACCCAGGTCATCGAGAACAGCCCCGACGATGGCCTGCCGTGGGAAGTGGCGGACCTGGACGGAATGCAACTGGGCGTGGAGAAGGTGTCGTAATGGCCATTCGCATGTTGGAGGGCTTCGAGACCCGCCAGTCCGGGACCTATCTCGCTCGCGCCTGGGAGACGCTGGCCGGGGCGATCACCAGTTTCACCGCTCCCCGCAAGGCCGGCTCGGCCTCCGCGCAGGCGACGAACCACACGCTGACGTCCTGGCCGCTCGTGCCGGCAGACTCCAACGTCTGGATCATCGGCTTCGGCTACTACATGAACGCGACGACGTGCGCGAGCACTGTCACGCTCATGGACGACACCGCGACGGCGCAGCTCTCGCTCGCGTTCTCGACCGGGACCACGGAGAACACCTTCAAGATCGCCGTCAAGCGGGGCTCCACGACGCTGGCGACCAGCATCGAGATCCAGGGCCACCAGTGGCACTACATCGAGTTCAAGGCCACCGTGCGCACGGGCGCGAACGGAGCCTACGAGCTGAAGGTCGACGGGGTCTCGCTGCTCTCGGACGGCTCGGAGAACACGGCCGACACGGGCGCGGACGGGGCCAGCATCTTCCAGTTCAACTGGGGCGGTGCGGTGTGCCGGTTCGACGACATCGTGATCGCAGACGACACCGGGGCGTCCATGACGACTTCATGGGCGACAAGGTGGTCATGGGAATCCTGCCGGACGGCGACGGAGCCTCCAGCCAGTGGATCCCGAGCACCGGCTCGACGCACTCCACGCTGGTGGACGACACGGCCGGCACGCCGGACGACACCGACTACGTCAGCTCGAACACGGACGGGGACGTCGACCTCTACACCTTCGGCAACCTGACCGAACTGGCCGACGACGGCACGCTCGACGCCGTCGTGGTGTTCCCGACGGCCGCCATGTTCTCCACGGGAGCCCGCGGCTGCACGGTTCGCTTCCGCACCAGCGGGGGCTCCACCGCGGACTCGGCGCAGTTCGACGTCGACTCGAAGACGCTCCGCATGTTCATCGTCCCGTTCGACGAGGATCCGGTCGCCGCAGCGGCCTGGACGAAGACCGCCCTGGACGGTGGCCAGCTCGGCATCGTGGACGTCACGGAGGTCTAACCCGTGTCCGATTCCCGTCTCACTCGTCAGGGGATCGAAGTCCTCCTCCAACCCGGTGCCGTGGTCTCTGTGCCACGCATCGAGGCAGAGGTGCTTGCCGACCCAGACGACGGGACGGGCGCGACCCGGCTGACGCGCCAGGGGGTGGAAGTTCTCTACACCCCGCCGCCGACGGTTCTGCTTCCTAGGTTCGAGGCGGAAGTTCTGGCCGACCCGGACGACGGGACCGGGGCGACGCGCCTCACGAGGCAGGGTGTGGAAGTTGTCTACTCGCCGCCTCCCTTTGTCGGTCTTTTCCGTATGGAGGCCGACGCTCTCGTCGACCCCGACGACGGCACCGGAGCCGTCCGCCTGACGCGCCAGGGGATCGAAGTCCTCTACCCGCGCCCGCCCGCAGGGCCTACGCCCCTCAACCTGCCAGCGAACTACGAGGTGTTCATCCACTCGTGGGAGTCCGGCCTGTCGCTGCGGAATGCCTACCTGACGGACGTCACCTCCAGCCCCATCACCGGGGCCGAGGAGCGCCGCAGCCTGCGGGACAAGCCGCGCCGCACGATGTCCGCCGTCTACATGAACACGACGCGGGAGATCATCGACCGGCTCATCGTCAACGCGAAGAAGCTGACGAACACCCAGGTGCCGTTCCCGCTCTACTGCGACGAGTCGGTCGGGACCGCGGACTCCGCGCTCGGGCAAACTTCTGTCTGGTGCGACACCACGCTCCGGCGATTTTTCACGGGCGGCCGGGTGCTGATCGTGCCCCACCTGCCGGGGAACTTTGTGTCGATGGACCTGTTGGCCACGGGGATCATCGAGGAGATCCACGACGATCACCTCGTGCTGGAGGACGTCCTTCCCCTCAGCTTCACGGAAGGCCAATTCTCCGTCTACCCGCTGATCGACTGCGAGATTGTGCTTCGCCCCGCGGTCACCTTCCAGACCCACCACACGGTCACCTGGACCCTGGAGGTCTCCGAGTTGCTGGGTGCCAATACGCTGCCGGCCACCCGCTACGGTGCGCCGCTGGACTTGGCGACCCTGGAAGGGCTGCCGATCCTGAACTACAACCAAGAGCAGAACTTCGAGAGCGGGGTCGAGATCAGCTACGCCCGCGACGGTAGCGAGTTCGGCCGCGGTCGCAGCAACGTCGTCGACCCGAACGACTACCGCTACAAGCAACTGACGCAGTGGAAGTTCCTGATGACCAACCGCGAGGACGCCTGGAGGGTCATCCAGTTCCTGGACTGGGCTCGCGGTCGGGGCCGCGCCTTCTGGGTCATGGACGAAGAGGATCTCTGGACGCCGATCGCCCTCGACCCGACGTTCATCGAGATCGACCGGCTTGGTGAGTTCTACGATTTCGCGACTGACCTGGACTACATCGGGATCGAGATGAACGACGGCACGATCCACGCCCGCCGCGTCAACACGATCCAGGACCTGACGACCGTCTGGCGCGTCACGACGTCGGGAGATGACTTGCCCTCGCTGGACTTGGCGGACATCCGCCGCATCGCCCGCATGCGGAAGTCCCGACTGGTGGACGACGAGTTCGAGGAGGACTGGCAGACGCTGGAAGTTTGCAAGTTCCGCTTCAAGATCACCGAGACCCTGGACGAGGGTGAGGAGACGACGTGACCGACCAAGCCATCGAGCAGAATGAGAAACTGAGCTACCAGCTCGTCCTCTTCACCTGGAACGACGGAACGGAGACGGCGGCCTACACCGACTGGACCTCGCAGATCGAGCTGGAGGGAGTCGTCTACGATCCCCGTCCCTCGATGGAGGTCCGGATCCCGACAAACACGGGCGACCTTTCCGATTCGACTCTGACCGTCGAAATGTCGCTGGAGGACGGCTTCCTGACCGACATGACGAGCGGGCTGCCGCACGCGAAGGTGTCCGTGGTCGTCAACGAGATCAACCGACCGAACGACGCGGCCGTGGCCACGACGCGCTACACGACGTTCCAGGGCGACGTGGTGCTGGCCACGCGCAACGTGAACGGCCGGAAGGGCAACGTCAAGCTGACGGCCAAGACCCCGAAGGCCCAGATGATGACGGCGATGGGCAAGCCGGCCAACATCCAGTGCGGCAACGCCCTGGGCGATGGCCGCTGCGGCGTCGACATGAGTCTCGGCGTGAACTCGTTCTTCGCCACCCTCACGTCGATCGACGGGCGCACCGTCACCGTGAACGTCACCGGGCACACCAACCCGGACCCGAAATATTTCCACCGCGGCTATTTCACCTTCGCCGGCCTGCGGATCATGATTAGGGATTGGAACGACTCGGACCCTCTGACGTTCGTGCTCGTGCGCCAGCCGCCGGCATCGTGGCTCAATGTCACGGTGCTGATTTCTTCCGGGTGCGACAAGTCCGTCGAGACGTGCCGCTCCCGCTACAACAAAGAAGAGAACTTCAACGGGCCGGGCTTCGCCATGCCGGGCTACCTCCCGATCTTCGAGAGTTCATGAGCGGCCTCCGTCTAGTCCGCATGCCGCTCCAGTGGAGGCGTGTCGATGCACCCTGGCTGTCGCGCCTGGAGAGGATCCTCCTGTCGTGGGAGAACACGCCATACGCCCCCGGCCAGAACGTGCGCGGCCCGAAGGGCGGCGTGGACTGCATCCGCTTCGGCTGCGCCGTCCTCGACGAGCTGTATTGCCGGCGCGAAACTCCCCTGCCCCTGCGCGCAGGCCGACGCCTCGATGCACGACCGCCTGGGTTCGTTCTCGGTGATGCGGGACATCATGCGCCGCTACCCGAACCACGAGACCGTCACCTCCGGTGAGACCGAGCCCGGCGACATCCTGGTGGTCGGCCCGGCCGAGGGAGGCCCCGGCCACATGATGATCGTGGGGCCATACCGGAACACCGTCTGGCAGGCGTCCGCAAGTAAGGTTCATTTCACGGCCTTTTCCTGCCCACCTCTGCTACACTTTTTCGTGTCTTCCGCATGACCGACCGCGAGAGCTGGGCATGAAAAAGATCCATGTAGCAATCGGACTCACCGGGGCCTGCGCCTGGGACTGGTTCACGCGCCAGCCCGAGGCCACCCCCGAGGTCTTCCACGGCTGGGCACAGATCGGCCTGCTGATCCTGTCGATCGCCCTGAGCTACATCGCGGGCAAGCTGCTGGCGGCGAAGCAGAAGCCGAAGTTCGACGACCGGGTCACGACCATCGCCTCAGCGCGGGTCCTACATCCCGCGCCTGATCGGTCGCCGCAAGATGGGCTGCATCTTCGCCTGGGCCGGTGGCCGCTACACGCGCAAGGAGAAGCAGCCGGGCGGCAAGGGCTCCCTGTTCGCCGGCCCGAAGACCACCGTCTACGTCGAGCACGGCTGGCACATTCTGTGCATGGGGCCGGCGCACAAGCTGCACAAGGTCACGCAGAACGGCGAGGATCTTTTCATCGGGCCGATCACCGCAGAGTCCCACCCGTCGGGCTCGACGATCGACCTCGGCAACGAGGGCAGCTTCCGGATCTTCTGGGGTGAGTTCGACCAGCCGGTCAACACGTTCCTCGGGTGACGCCGAGCGCGTCACGGTCACCAGCCGGCTGGCCCGGCGTCTGCTACGTCGAGTGGACGAACAAGCGGCTCGGGGCCGGCGCGGCCATCTGGCCGACGCTGGAGTATGAGATCGAGTGCCGTCCGCAGTCGACGATCCTGACGAACACGCCGGCCTACATGGAGCCGACGCGGACGCTGGACGGCAACATCGCGACGCCCCCGTTCGACGTGGTGCCCGGCGCGGCCAACGTCGGCTACTTCGAGTTCGCCGGCAATATCTCGTCGCAGTTCAAGCCCGACCAGTTGCTGCGCCTGACGAGCCACACGGGCATGTCCGACCAGGACGTGACCCTCGTGCGCACCGAGTCTGCGCATCGACCCCGTGTTCCTCTACACGGTCTTCGGTGAAGACGTCTACCGCTACGACTACTACACCCAGTTCTACCTGGACGTGGCCGTGGCCGGGCACGACGAACGACGGGCAGCTCCAGGGCTACACCGAGGCGGCGGACGACGGCCTCAACGCGGCGCACATCATCGCCGAGCTGCTGTTCGAGGACGAGGGTTACGGCCTGAACTTCGACCAGGACCGCTTCGACATGGACTCGCTGGAGGAGCTGGGCGAGCTGTGCGTGTCCGAGGACATGCGGTGCTCCGTGGTGGGCCAGGACGGCACCACCTACCAGGAACTGGTGGGCGGCATGCTCATCGACCTGGGCGTGTTCCTCTCGACGGACTACACGACCGGGCTCCTGAAGTTCGTCCCCATCCGCGAGCCGGTCGGAACTTTGCCCGTCGTCTCGTCGGCTCTCCAGACCAGCCTGCCGGAAATTTCCGTGCAGCACGGGCCGCTGGGCATCACGAACGTGGCCTACAGTTTCAAGGACCGCGACCACCAGTTCGAGGACACGACGATCGGCTCGGACAACGACGGCGAGGCGAACGAGACCGGCGTCCAGCGGACCGACGTCCAGCAGATCATCTCGACCATCAACCACCAGACGGCGGGCGTGATGGCCGAGCGCCGGCAGCAGGAGGCCCTGGCCGGGGGAGCCCAGGTCGTGTTCCCGTCGAACCGCTCGACGCGCGAACTGATCCCCGGCTCGGCGATCTACGCCGACGGCCTGGACGAGCGGCTGCGCCTGCTCACGGTCGAGGCGGACCCGCTCTCGGGCGAGGTCAAACTCCAGGTGGTCACCGACTACTACGGTGCCCCCCTCACCGAGTTCCAGCAGAACCCGGGGCTCCCGGAGCCGGAGCCGACGCCCACCGACCCGGACCCGCAGGCCGCGATCGTCGAGGTGCCGGAGTATCTGCTCAATGGCCAGCAGGACATCACGCTCATCATCCCGCGCATCCGCGACGACGAGGGCGTGGTCGGAGCTGACCTCCACATCTCGCGTGATGACACCACGTTCACGATGCAGGGCCGGGACCTGTCGATCATGGCGGGCGGTATCCTCATCGACCCGATGACGGCCATGGACTTCCAGCAGCCCGCGACGAACTACCAGTTCACGTTCGTCGGGCCTGACGTGGACGACGTCCTGGACCTGTCGGCCGATCTGACGTCCTGGACCAACGGCCGGCAGCTCGCGATCCTCGTGGACCCGGCCACGGGCTCCTACGAAATCTGCTACCTGAAGAAGATCACGGCCGTCGGCGGCGGGGTCTACACCCTGGACGGGATCATCCGCGCCCGCTACGACACGCCGCAGGACGACTTCGGCCCGGGCGACTACGTCTTCATCGTCGAGAACGACGATGGCCTCGTCATCCAGGACGTGCTCCTGGAGCCCCAGGTCACGATCTACGCCAAGACGCAGCCCTTCGGCTCCGGTGGGCAGCTCCCACTGACCGAGGCCCCCAGCATCGCCCTGGGCCTCTACGGCAAGGGCATCCGCCCCATCACGCCGGCCAACATCCGGATCGACGTCAACCTGACGACCTGGGTGGACGGCTCCGACTTCGTGGTCCGGTGGGACTACTTCACCCCGCGCACGGTCGGATCGGGCGCAGGCTTCCAGGGCGCAGGCTCGGCCGCATCGGACCAGACCCCGGAGGGTGACTTCCTGGTGGAGATCCTGAACTCCACCAACACCGTGATTCGGCAGTTCAATCAAGCCACGGCAACGTATACTTACACGAACGCCCAGCGGGTCACGGACTTCGGTGCCGACCCGGCCACCCTGAAGTTCCGCATCACCCAGCTCCGCGGAGGTTTCTCCTCGGACACTAACACCCAGACCTTCACGAAAGTATGAGCCGCCCCACCCGCACCGCCCTCGTCAACGGCCAGCAAGCCTGGGACTCCGTCGTCAACGACGACTTCAAACTCGTCTTCAACCGGCCGCTCGCCATCTGCATCCAAGAGGACGACGAGTCGACCACGCTGACCGAGACGACGCTCGCCACGGAGTATGCGGCGGCCAGCTACCAGGACTGCATTGCGTGGGTCAACCACTCGGTGCGCGGCAAGACCCTCTACTACTCGAACGGGTCGGCGTGGAAGATCGTCCGCGGGGCGCAGCCGCTCTACGAGAGGGCCATCTCCGCGCTCGCCACGGTCCAGGACTACGACGACGTCATCGTCTGCGGTGGCACCACCTACACGGTGACCCTGCCGGCCGCCTCCGGGAACTCCGGCCGGGTGCTCTACATCAAGAGGAACTCCTCGGGCACCATCACGATCGACGGGAACGCCTCGGAGACGATCGACGGGGCAACGACCATGCTGCTGTCGACCAGCCTCGCGTCGGCCGTGCTGATCTGCGACGGCTCCAACTGGTTCTCCTTCGGTGGCTCGGGCAGCGGCAGCTCGCTCATCATCCAGAGCATCGCGGCTGCGGGGGCGATTGCTGCGGCCACCAACCTCGCCCTCTGCTCCGGCACCACCTACACCGTCACGCTCCCGGCTGCGGCCACGGTCGGCGCGGGCTGGCAACTCTACGTCAAGCGGACGTCGAGCGGCAACATCACCATCGACGCGGACGCCTCGGAGACCATCGACGGTTCTCTGACCTACGTCCTGCGCCAGACGCTGGAGGGTGTGAAGCTCGTCAGCGACGGCTCGAACTGGTCCGCCGTGGCCGAGATCCGCTCCCGCCCCCCGGCCCTGACCCAGGAGAGTCTCTCCGGCGTCGGGACCATCGGGGACTTCACCGATGTCGTGATTGCGAGCGGCACGACCTACACGCTGACCCTTCCGGCCGCAGCCACCTACGGCGCTGGCCGCATCATGATCGTGAAGCGGACAGCATCCGGCACCATCACCCTCGACGGGGACTCTTCGGAGACGATCGACGGTGCCGCCACGTTCGACCTGAGTGTGGCCCTGATGTCCGCCTCCCTCTACTGCGACGGCTCCAACTGGCATATCGTGTGATCCTATGACCTACATCCCAATCCGACAGGCGGCGGGCTCGGACAAGCAAGTCCAATACAACGACGGGGGTGTCGTGCTCGGCGCGGAGTCGGCGCTGGCCTACGACAAGTCCACCAACCAGCTCACCCCCCGGCGACAGCCTGCTCATGGGGCAGATCGCCAACCCGTCCACCCCCGCGACCGGGAAGAACGTCCTCTTCGCTGCGCAGCGCGGATGGTCCTGCCGGCGTGGATCAACGAGGCCGGGACGCTGAATCTTGTGCAGCCCGCTTTCGCGCGGCGGCACATTTTCGAGTGGCTGTGCGAAGTCATCAGCACGGGCGCGGGCTCGACGACGTCCATCTGGCGCGGGGGTGGGACGTTCTCTAGCACCTCCAACGCCAACTCCAGCACGGTGTCGCGGGCCACCACGAACATCCATACGAAGATCCCGGGGATCTTCCGCTTGACCAGCGCGACGGCGGACAACTCCCTGTCGGAGACCCACGGCACCTACCAGTTCGCCCTGAGCGACAACGGGATGTTCGTGTCGATCCGCTTCGCGGTGAACGCCACCCCGACGAACCTGAAATACTTCCACGGGATGCACACCAACATCGTGGTCCCGGCTGCGACCGTGGATCCCATCAGCACCGGGTTCACCAGTTGCTTCGGCATCGGTTGCACTGCCGCGGGCACCACGTTGCAGATCATCACCAACGACGCGAGCGGCAGCTCGACTGGGACCGACCTCTTGTCGAACTTCCCGTCGCGCGACACCACCACGGTCTACGACGCCTTCTTCTACCTTGCGCCGGGTGGCGCGACGCTGGACTACTACGTCGTCAACCTCGGCTCCGGGAACACCACGTCGGGGCAGATCAACACCAACCTTCCGCCGTCCGGCAGCTTCATGTGCCCCATCATGTGGATGACCAACGGGGGCTCCGCGGGCGGAACCGCCTGTGTCAGCGACGTTGCGAGGTTCTACCTTGAGGTGCTGGACGTCTGATCGGCGGGCGTGGTATACTTCATCCGCCTTGCAAGCAAACTTTTCTTCAACCACTAGCTAGGACAACACAACATGGCCATTGGCCCCTTTTCCCCTGATTACAAGGTCCGCGATCACATCGACACGGAGCTTCCCCCGGACATCGCAGCCCTGACCGCCGATGTCGAGACGCTCCAGGACGAGGTCGAGACCGCCACGACCGGCCTCCTGGACCGCGCCACCGACCTGGAGACGGCCGTCACGGCCGCCGAGGGTGATATCGACGACCTGGAGACTCATCAGGCCGCGATGGAAGCCGAGCTGGCGATCGTCGCCGGCCCGCAGACCCTGGCCGCGACGTTCCTGACCGACGTCCTGCTCCGCAAGGTGCTCACGGTGGCCGCTGGCCCGAACGCCAGCACGGTCAACACCGCGCACGGCATCACGACCCCGTCGAAGATCGTCGGCTGCGTGATCCAGCTCACCAACGGCACGAACCACCTCTGCTTCTCGCAGGGCGGCATGCTGGCGGACACGATCGCGCACTCGATCCTCGTCGCGATCGACGGGACGAACGTGGCGATGACCTCGGGCGCGGGCGGCGACTACAGCCTCTACGCCGGTTCGATCATCCTGGTCTACAAGGACTGATCTCCTGTAGAGCGTCCGCGTATGCGCGACCAGAACACTCAGAGGTTGGTTGCATCATTGCGCGAGGCGCTCCAGGCTTCGAGCAGCAATCTCCTGTCCACCATCAAGGTGGACATGGAGGCCCAGGCCCGCGCGGCCGAGCGAGAGAAGCTGATCGAAGAGATCCTCGCCCGGCTCGCCAGCGAGCTGGACACCCGCCTCAAAGACGTGGGTGGTGGCGGTGGAGGCGGGCGTGGTCCCGTTGGCCCGCGAGGACTCCCGGGTGAGATCGGTGCTCCCGGACCCACTGGACCACAAGGGGAGCAGGGAGAGACCGGGGAGACCGGACCCCAGGGGGAGCAGGGAGAGACTGGCCCCCAGGGAGAGCAGGGTGATCCCGGTGCGACAGGTGCAACGGTCCGACTGGACCTACTGGACCGACTGGCCCTACTGGTGCAACCGGGGCCACAGGAGCCACAGGAGCCACGGGGGCCGCTGGCGCGACTGGGGCAACTGGTGCGACCGGCCCTCAAGGACCCGAGGCGTAGCTCCTGACTACGAGACCACCCAGGTCGACATGAACAGGCTGTGGACCGACAACTCGGATGTCTACGAGGTTGTTGTTCCGTTCAACTCCGGACCCAACGCAGCAGAAATCTATGTGGCCCACGGCGCGAACCCAGCGACCGTGATCTCTGCCCGAGGCATGCTCTTGGATGGAGGATCTGGCGAATGGATCGCCCTACCACATCCAGGAAACAACGTTGGCGGTGCTGGCAATGACGAACCCATCCACATCAAAGTCGACGCTAGCCGCGTCTATCTTGCGTCCTTGGCGACTACTCTTCTTACTCCGGCCACGTCATCATCGAGTTCGTCCCCAGCCCTGACTGATATGCTCAGCAACCCTGAAATTGTCGCCGGCTTCGAGGCCGCGATGTCTCCCCGCCCAGGCTCAGAAGATCGCGGACCTTCGCGCCCTACTCGTCCAGGCGGCCATCGGGGCCAGGGACCTGATGGGTGACGGCGCGTGGTCGGTGCGAGCCATCAAGTCGATCCAGACCGCGTTCTCGTATGCGAGAACTTCGGTCATGGTAGATCCGCCGCAGGTTCCTTAGCTCGCGACCGGCAGCCGAACCGGCACGTTTCGCGTGCGGCAGCGGTGGTGGAACGGGCGAGCCCGCCCGCGTCCAGGATCGCGTTCACCTCTTCCAGCGTCGCCTGCGACGGGTTCGGGTGGAACGGGGCGGCAGCAATCAGGGCGTTGACGTCCCCGGCCGCCACGGCGTCCGAGATCCGCTGAAGCTGCGCGAGCGCGCGGGCCATCGGGATGACCCGGCCGTTCACCAGCCGGCAAAAGTTCGTGGTCTTGTTGTCAATCTGTGCCACGAGCTGGATGAAGTTTTCGCCTCGGGCAGCGGCTGCGCGCACGGCCCCGGCGTTGAAGGTCTGGTAGGCCCAGGCGTCGAGCAGGGGCAGGAGGGCAGCCTGCACGTCCAGGGCCTCGGCCAGCGCCGCCCGGGAGGCTAGGACGGCCTCCGGGCCGTTTCCCGGCGAACGCCGTGGCCCCGGCGATCCTGGAGGCCGTGGGGACCGACTCCAGGACTGCGCGCTCGATCAGGGCCTCCAGTTGTAGCAGGAGCTGCTGGGCCGCACTGGCGGCAACCCCTGCGCCGGCCCCTGGGGCGAGGGACAGGGCCGCCTGTTGGACGGTCCGGGTCGCGGCAACCGACAGAGGCCGGAGCCCGCGGCGCGTTGCCTGGGCCGTATAGGCCGCCAGGAGCAGGGCCAGCGCCTCGTCCGTCAGGGAGTCGTTGTCCAGCAGGAGGTCCACCCCCTGGTCCACCACGTCGGTCACGATCTCTTCGTAGGCCGCGCGCACCAGGGGAGGAGGAGCTGGATGACAGCCTCGACCTCGGGCACGTTTGCGCCGTCAGCTTTGCAGCAGGCGCAGGCTACCTGGAATGCCCGGGTCCACATCGGATCAGGCCGTCGCTTGGCCGCGAGCGATGCCTCGGCCAGGAACTTCAGCGTCACGGCCGTGGTCAGGTTGTCGCGGAGCAGGACGTTGAGCCGGGTCGGCGTGCTGCCGTTCAGGACGACAGGCGACGCGAACGTCAGCTTGTAGACGGCGAACTTCGTGGAGCCGGCCGCGAGCTGGGTGCCGTCACCAGACTGGAGCGCACCGAGCTGAAGGAAGTCGGCGAGCCGCTTGATCGCGAGGCCGCAGTCGACCGCGAAGGTCTCCACGTCGCTGCCGTCAGGACCTGGATGCGCATGCCGTTCGTCATGGTCGCGCCGCGAAGGCGTCGCCGACGAGGGCCGCGTTGTCCTCGACGAAGACCGTCAGGGAGTCGACCCGATACTCCCGCCCGGAGGCGGGGAGCAGCTTGAGATTGACGTTGACCGAGCTGGCATCGACCGCACCATTGATGGTGCCAGTGCCGTCGCCGACCGTGGAAAGAAACTGACGCAGGAGAGCCATCGAACTACCTCTGATGTGTAGAGAAGGCCGCGCGGAAATCGAACGGCCGGTCCAGAAGTCTACCTTGCTGAGCCGGCTTGGCTAGGGCCGATCGGACGGTATCGCGCATGGCGGCGCGGGCCTTGGCCCACTGCGCGAGCACGATGGCTCGATGACGTCGCTCGCCTTGGCGGACGAAGTCTTCTGAAACTTCCCTAGATCCTTCGGCACGGGATGCGCGCCATTATCAGGCGTGCTGGACATGGCTCAGTCCGGCCAGGGCCACGATCCGGTTCTGCTTGACGTGCTTCGGCACGTTCCCTCCACTCGTCCGGGGTCGGGAGGAAGATTTCCAGCGGGGTCGAGCCCATCCGCACCTGATTGTGGCCAGCGCGATGCCGACGAACGCCGACAGGTCGATGATGTTGTCCGCCTCGGATCGTTGGGTCGGGAGCACTGCACTCCATGGCCAGACGGCGGGGCAGAACTGCGGGAGCAGCAGCTTCGAGAACGCCCGCGAAATTTCTGTCGCGCGCTTGAGGCCCGATCTCGCGCCTCCGCAGGTTTCGTGGTGCCGCAGAGGGCCACTTCGATGGAGCCGCTCGGGTGGATGGCCGCGAGGGCCATGTTGTCCGAGGTGCCAGGTCGCATCCAAGGTAGACGAGCATCAGACGTCCCCTCGACCAGTGGGTGCGTAGCGGCCCTTCGGCCCGGCTTGTAGATGATCTCGTGATCCCAGGGCGGGAGTTCGACCAGACGACTCTGCATGGACCAGCCGAAGACCAACCGGCCGGAACTCTCTGCGACGACTCGCTCCAGGCGGGAGCCGGTGAGTTCTCCCAGCCGGGCAGCAGAACGATCCCGTCGCAGGCCAGGACTTGCTGCAAGTCCCAACGCATGACGTCGGGCATGTGGAGACTGTTGCGGCCGGTGCGGGCCGCGTCGGGATCCTGCCCCCATTCCCGATCCTTCTCGGCAGGGGAGATGACCACATAGCCCATCTCACGCAGGCGGTCGTGCCTGATCGAAGGCTGGTTGATTGAGCCAGGGAGTCCGGACATTGGGCCGGCGACGTAGAGTTTCATGCTCGCCTCCCCTGCGCCACGACGAACAGGCGACTGACGACGTCACTCATTCGGAGAGATTTGGACCGAGATCGAACTCCAGGCGCGGACGTCCGAATGCTGATGTAGCCGCGGGAATCCCCGGTGAAGTCGTAGCCCTCGCGCCGAAGCCGACGAGGATGATGTTCTCGGCACCGAAGCGGTCGACGACGGCCTGGGCCAGGGGCGAAATCCGGAGGTCTGACACGAGGTAGAAATCCGCGGGGAATTCTCCGTCTTCGAGCCGGGATCTTCTCCAGAAGGCTCGATCTCGTCCGCGGAGCATGCGGACCGAAAAATGTCCTATGGCCGAACCTAGGGGGCTTCATCAGCATTCGCTCATGCCGATGTAGAGAGCTTTCGCGGGGTTGGAGCCGAAACAAGGCTTCACTGCAGCCGGTCCTTGGCCCTTGACTCTCTCTGGGAGTCGTGGTGGCTCGGGGAGACCGAACGCGCCGGTGCGGTCATCTCCTTCAGTGGGCCAGCGAACTTGACGACCTCGGCCGTCATGTCGATGTCCTGGACGAACTTCGCGAAGGCCGTTTCGCCAGACTGTCCGTCCCGGAACGCGCCGGGCCGTTGATGAGGATGAATCTTCATTGGGGGTGTGAGGAGAGACTACTTCACGGTTCGCGGCGCAGGCGGCTTGTTCTTGCAACCAGGTCCCGAAATGATTCGATCGGGCAATTGCAGAGCACCGTCGGCACGGCTTCGTTGTCCTGCTTGTAGGCCACGGTAGAGCCCTCGGCGACGCCGACCAGCCTTGCCGTCCACGACGCACCGGCCCGCCCGAGCAGGCCATACC